ATGCAAGCATTACAAACAAAATCGAACATAGGCGAAATGTTCAACATACAAGAAAAAGAAAATGGAGAAATCGCAATCAGCGGTCGAGAACTTCATCAAGCATTAGAGGTTAAGACTCCATACAAAAAATGGTTTGAAAGAATGAGTGATTACGGATTTGAAGAAAATATCGATTATATAGTCACGGACATTTTTGTCCATAACCCACTAGGAGGTCGTCAGAATCAAACTGACCACGCACTCACACTAGACACTGCAAAAGAGATTGCAATGATTCAACGTAGTGAACCTGGCAAACGTGCAAGACAATACTTCATCCAAGTTGAAAAAGCATGGAATAGCCCAGAAATGATTATGCAACGTGCTTTAAAAATTGCTAACAACACAATCAATCAATTAGAAACAAAGATTGAACGTGATAAACCAAAAATTGTATTTGCAGATGCAGTAGCTACTACTAAGACATCAATTTTAGTTGGAGAGTTAGCAAAGATCATTAAACAAAACGGTATAAACATCGGGCAACGCAGATTGTTTGAGTGGTTACGTCAAAACGGATTCCTTATTAAACGCAAGGGTGTGGATTATAACATGCCTACACAGTATTCAATGGAACGTGAGTTATTCGAAATTAAAGAAACATCAATCACACATTCGGACGGTCACACATCAATTAGTAAGACGCCAAAAGTAACAGGTAAAGGACAACAATACTTTGTTAACAAGTTTTTAGGAGAAAAACAAACAACTTAATAGGAGGAATTACAAATGAACGCACTATACAAAACAACCCTCCTCATCACAATGGCAGTTGTGACGTGGAAGGTTTGGAAGATTGAGAAGCACACTAGAAAACCTGTGATTAGTAGCAGGGCGTTGAGTGACTATCTAAACAACAAATCTTTAACCATACCGAAAGATGCTGAAAATTCTACTGAATCTGCTCGTCGCCTTTTGAAGTTCGCCGAACAAACTATTAGCAAATAACAACATTATACACGAAAGGAAAGATAGAAATGCCAAAAATCATAGTACCACCAACACCAGAAAACACATATAGAGGCGAAGAAAAATTTGTGAAAAAGTTATACGCAACACCTACACAAATCCATCAATTGTTTGGAGTATGTAGAAGTACAGTATACAACTGGTTGAAATATTACCGCAAAGATAATTTAGGTGTAGAAAATTTATACATTGATTATTCACCAACAGGCACTCTGATTAATATTTCTAAATTGGAAGAGTATTTGATCAGAAAGCATAAAAAATGGTATTAGGAGGATATTAAATGAGCAACATTTATAAAAGCTACCTAGTAGCAGTACTATGCTTCACAGTCTTAGCGATTGTACTTATGCCGTTTCTATACTTCACTACAGCATGGTCAATTGCAGGATTCGCAAGTATCGCAACATTCATATTCTATAAGGAATACTTTTATGAAGAATAAAAAAACTGCTACTTGCGCCAACAAGTAACAGTAACAAACATTTAAGAAATAAAATTCAAGTTAAATATAAAACGAAAAACGGAGGAAGTCAACCATGACTAAAAATTATAAAGACATGACGCAGGAAGAAATAAAAGACTTATTATCTGAAAAAACGGCAGAATTGTATGAATTAGCGAAAGAAATTAAGGGAGAAAGTAAATTTGATATTTTGCTTTTCTCATCAATAGGAGTTATCGACGGAGATTATTTAGCAGGTTCAAGTTCTGTGATTGGTCATACTTTTGATCTTGCTTACTTATTGGATAGCACTAAGAGTTATAAAGATATTGTCAATGTTCTCCAAATGTGTAAATCACAAAAAATTCTCGGTATAGATGACGACAAGGAGGACTAAAACAATGTATTACAAAACGGGTGACGTATGTCGAAAAATATTTAATGTAGATGGCTTTGATTTTCAATTAAGAGTTAAGAAGCGAGCATATAGTGTCGAAATAGTCGTTTTAGATCATGAAGGAAATTCAATTGACGGGCTACTAGTTTCTGACGAGAACGATCTATACACAGCTTTAGATATTTTGAAACAAAGTATTTATGAATGGATTGAAAATAACACAGATGAACAGGACAGACTAATTAACTTAGTCATGAAATGGTAGGTATAAGCATGAGAGATACAGAAAGAAATATATTGAATATTTTTAAGACGTTATTCGACGAATATACTTTGTCAAACCAACGAGCATTATTGGAAATTGAACGTAATCATCACGGATACTTATCGATTAATTTCTTGCACTATCACGACAGTTACAAAACAAACAATAAGCTTGTGCAGATACATGAAATCAATCCAGACAGCCATGAACGAATAAAAAATTTAATTATCGAGGTGCTAAGAGGTCATCGGAAGATTAAAAAAGGAGCATGAGGAAAGATATGAAAATAAATAAGTTAACTATATCGAACTTTGCTGGAATCAAAGAAGAAAAATTTAACTTTGACGGTAAAGATGCAAAAATATACGGCAATAATGCGACTGGCAAGACTACAACAGCAACCGCATTACAATGGCTGCTTTTCGATAAGGGTTTAGACGGTTCAACCAAATCATTTAACCCTGTACCTTTAAACGAAAAAAACGAAGAAAATTATGAGTTAATTCCGACTGTTTTCGCAGAATTTGAAATCGACGGAAAAATTACGACTTTTAAAAAAGAGTCACATCCTAAGTACACAATAAATCAAAAAACGAATCGCAAGGAATACTCACGAAGTCGAACGAAGAAACAATATATCAATGATGAATCAATAAAAGTAAAGGATTATAAAGCTCGTATTGATGAACTGATTGATGAAGATGTATTCAAGTTAATTACGAACCCTCAAGCATTTAACTTACTAGATTGGAAGAAACGAAGAAGTTTGTTGTTTGAAATCGCTAAACCAATCAATGATGAGGATGTCATTAAAACAAATGATGATTTTAAAGAACTAAATAATATTCTTGGAGATCACGAAATTGAAACAAAGAAAAAGATTCTTACAGACAAGATAAAACAGATTAACAAAGATATCAAAGATATTCCGATACGTATTAACCAAACGCAACAAAATAAGCAGGATGTACCGGAATTCGATAATGATAGACACATAATCATAAAACAAGAAATTGAGCAACTTGAAAATGAGCGTATAGATATTCAAAACGGTGCAGAAGAAATTAATTTGCGTAACCAATTAGCTGATAAACAATCAGAATTGAAGCGCATAGAAGCTAATAATAGCGCCAGTAATGAGAACAAAATACATGCTTTAACAAATGAGCTACACGTTGAAAATGGAACGGTTGCGAATCTTAAAACAAGATTAAAGCAAAACAAACAACAAATTACACATGAAGAAAATCGACGTAATCAATTATTAGAAAATCATAAAGGATTAAAAAGTGATTTAGAAAAAGCTAAAAATCAAAAATTTGAATATCTTGATGACAATGTATGTAGTTGTTGTGGTCAACAGTTACCAGCTGAACAAGTGAGTGAGGTAAGAGAAAAAGCATTGCAGAAATTCAATGCAAACAAATCGAAAGAATTAGAAACAATACAAACATCTATCAATCACATTATTTCAGAGGGCAAGAAAATAAAGCCAATTATCGAGAAATTAGAGGATGACAACAATAATTTACAAATTAAAATCAACGAAGCAGAAGAGCGTTCAGCAAGAATACAAAACAAAATTAATAAGTTGAAAATAACTCACGTTGACGTTACGCAAACTGACGAATACAAAGCAGTAATGTTAGAGATAAATGAGATTAATCAAAAACGCTCTAACATCAGGAAAACTATTCAAGATAAAGTTTCAGGAATAGATGACAAAATAAGCGAACTTACTCAAGAAAAATCAGAAATTGAAGTGTCAATATCAATCGAAAAATCAAATAAACATCTAGATGATGTTATTTCTGAATTAAGAAATGAAGAAGACAGATTATTGGATGAAAAAGAAAAGTATTCACATGACCTTTATATCTTAAAAGAATTTACAACAACAAAAGTCAAAATGCTTACTGAAAACATCAATAACGAATTTGATATTGCTGAATTTAAGCTATTCAATACCTTAGTTAACGGCGAATTAGAAGAAACATGTTCAACAACGGTTAATGGTGTCGAGTATGACAGCGGTTTAAATAACGCCTCAAGAATTAATGTTGGCTTAGATATCATCAACACACTATCAAAACATTTTAAAGTTACAGCGCCAATATTTATTGATAATGCTGAATCAGTAACAGAGCTTATCAAAACAGAATCACAACAAATTCAATTGATAGTAAATGAACAAGATAAAAAATTAAGAATGGAGACTATATAAAATGACGAATGAATTACTATTAAAAAACAATAAAATGGGCGACAACGTTCTATCTAGAGTTAAGACATTAGAAGCACAAGGAGATTTACAGTTTCCTGCAAACTATTCGCCTGAGAATGCAATGAAGTCAGCAATGTTACAACTGCAAGAATTAAAAGGATCTAAAAAAGATGGTTATAAACCAGCGCTGGAATTTGCAACTTCAACCAGCATAGCAAACGCCTTAATGGACATGGTTGTACAAGGTTTAAATCCTGCTAAGAATCAAGGCTATTTCATTATGTATGGCGATAAGGTTCAATTCCAAAGAAGTTACCACGGAACAATGGCAGTAACTAAACGTGTAGCAGGCGCAGAAGAAATTAATGCAGAAGTCATATTTGAAGGTGACGAAGTTAAGTATAAAACTAAAAACGGAAAAATTGTTGAACTTGAACATACACAGTCTTTTGGTAACAGAAACACACAAAACATTATCGGTGCATATGCAACAGTTGTATTTAAAGATGAAAGTAGAAATTACACTGAAATCATGACATTTGAAGAGATTGAAGAAGCGTGGAAGCAATCACAAATGGTTTATAACGGTGTATTTAAAGAAGACGGTACACACAGAAGATTCCCTCAAGAAATGGCTAAAAAGACTGTAATAAACCGTGCATGTAAAAAGATTTTAAACAGCACGGATGACGCTAGTCTTTTATCAAATCAAATTAAAGAATCTGAACAACGTCAACGCAAAGAAGTATTGGATGCAGAAGTTGAAGAAAATGCAAATCAAGAACAATTGGATTTTGAACCACCAGTTTTTGAAGAAGCACAATACACAGAATTAGAAAATGAAAAACCTATTGATGTATCTGACTTTGAAGAAATAAAAGAACCTGCAACAGAAAAAGAAAGCGAAGAAGAGCCATTTTAATTGAAACAATAGCAACTGGTTCAAGTGGTAACTGCTACGTCTTAAATGATGGACGTACTACGTTACTGCTTGAGGCAGGAATAAAATTTGAACGTGTTCAAAAGCATTTCAAATATAAAACAAGACATATAGCAGGGTGTCTTATCACACACGAACATGGTGATCATGCAAAGTACACAAAGCAGTTTGTCGACAATGGTGTAATCAGCTATATGACTGCTGGAACACAACGAGCTATGGATTTTGAAAGTCATCGCTTATGCACGATTAAGGCAAAGCAAGAGCTACGAATTGGTACGTGGTCAATTTTACCATTTGACATTGAACATGATGCTAACGAGCCTGTGGCTTTCTTATTACAAAGCACATTAGGTTATAAGGTCCTGTATGTTACTGATACGAAGTATCTGAAATACAAATTTAACGGCATTACGCACATGATGTTAGAAGTTAATTATATCTATGAACAAATGCAAGAAAACATAAAAAACGGCAGTGTACACAGCGCATTAGCAAACAGAATTATGGAGTCTCATTTTAGCTTAGAACATGCTATCGGAATGTTGAAAGCAAATGATTTAACTAGACTCGAAGAAATACATTTAATTCATTTAAGTAGTCAAAATTCAAATGCAAAATACATTAAAAGTGAAATACAAAAAGTGACGGGCGCGCCCGTTTATGTTGGAGGTTTATAAATGCTAAACAGAACAATATTAGTTGGTCGTTTAACTAGAGACCCAGAATTAAGAACCACTCAAAGTGGTGTAAATGTAGCATCATTCACATTAGCAGTTAACCGCACATTTACGAATGCACAAGGAGAGCGCGAGGCAGACTTTATTAATATCATCGTATTTAAAAAACAAGCAGAGAACGTTAATAAATACCTATCTAAAGGATCGTTGGCGGGCGTAGATGGTAGGTTACAAACGCGGAACTATGAAAATAAGGAAGGTCAACGTGTATACGTTACGGAAGTTATTGCTGATAGTATTCAATTTTTAGAACCGAAAAACTCAAATGACACTCAACAAGATTTATATCAACAACAAGTACAACAAACACGTGGACAATCGCAATATTCAAATAACAAACCAGTAAAAGATAATCCGTTTGCGAATGCAAATGGTCCGATTGAAATAGATGACAATGATTTACCATTCTAATTTAACCGGTTTGAAAGTGAGGTGTGTATATGACTGGTTGGATAAGTATTGATCGCTCAATTCAAAATCATTGGCTATTTAAAGAAAAGAGAACATTTTCAAAGTTTGAAGCATGGATATATTTACTCATGGAAGCGAATCATTCAAAGGCAAAAGTGCCTATTGGAAACCAAATTGTAACCGTAGAAAGAGGACAAAGATTAACATCGATTTTGACCTTGTCTGACCTTTTTAACTGGTCACGATTTAAAGTGAAAACCTTCCTTGACTTACTCGAGAGTGATGGAATGTTAGAAGTCAAAACAACATCAAAATATACCCTTATAACCATTGTCAATTATGACTTTTATCAAAGTGAGCAGGGCAGGAACCAACATCAAAACGACATCAAACCAACATCAAAACAACATCAGTCAAACATCAACCCAACATCAAAACAACATCAAACCAACACAAACAATAATGATAATAAAGATAATAATGAAAAGAATGTGAATAATGAGAAGAAGAAGACAACCGCCTTCGACTTCTTCCAAGATAACGGATTCGGTTTCATAACTTCTTACAATTTAGACGATTTAAATTATTATCTTGATTCATTTGAAAATGATTCAGATCAAATAGTTACCGCATCACTTAAAATCGCTAAAGACAGAAATAAAGTTACTTGGGGATATGCTAAAAGCATTTTGAATACATGGCTTAATGCAAACTTGAAATCTATTGAACAAGTACGTGCATTTGAAAAGCAACAACTGGAAAGCAAAAAGCAAACTAATAAACCTTATGTTAAACCATCGAAAGAAAAAACACCCAAATGGCTCACAGACAGCACGAGAGAAACGAAAACGCCGGAAGTAGATGAAAACCTTGAGAAAGACAGAGAAGCTTTTATTAAGCGTCTAAA